CAACATCGCCAACTAGACCACTTAAAAATAAAGCACCAGCTTGTTTAACAACCATTCTTGCTCTTAACGCTTCAATAAATGAACCTGATAAGAGATTAGTTGCAACCAAGTTTCCACCGTCACCAGCAGACCCCTGAATAAGATCTCTAGTCCAACGAATGTCTGTTGGAACATAGATACCTTTCGGAGTTTTGCCAGTTTTACGAGAGATTTCATCAGACGCTTCTCTTTCAAGTTCGGCACCAGACCAATTTCCAGTTGTCATTGCTCTAATAGCTTTGACAAGAGAATAATCTTGTGTTTCCTTGTTAGAAAGTCCAATGTTGTCTTTCTTGTCCAAAGGTTTCGCTTCCCCTAGTTTGTTTAAAACAATTCCTCTAAATTGAGCAAGAGAAACATTATCATTAACTGCTTCATCTGCAAGGTCTGAACAATTATGTCTTGACCCTAAAGATTGAATTTCCTTAACTCTAGCTGTTTCGTCTTTTCTCGCTTTAGCGATTTGTTCTTCAACATTAACTTTGGGAGTTTCCACTTTTGGATTTTCTTTAGCTTTTTCCATTGTGTTTTCTCTAGTTATGACTTTGATAGTTTGTTTATTACTCTCATCGTCTGTTAAAGTACGACCTCTACTACGGCCAACTCCAACAGTTGCATCTGCTGGCACCGAAACAATAGACGCCTCCAATGGTTTCCAGTTTACTCGGTACTTCGGATTTTCCGTATCTTGTTTACCTTTCGCTTTCTCCATCTTTGTTATTTCGTAGCCAACACTCACATTACTGCGAATACCGTCTACTATGTCTTGAAAGACCTCATCAGCTAGTTGAGATTTACCAAATCTAACGATTGCACGACTTACCTTGTCGTCCTCGCTAACTCTTGCACTTTCAATAACACCTATTTGTTTCTCTAAATCATGATTGAGCAATAAAGGAGCTCTACCACTATTTAAGAAACCAAAGTCTTGTTCCCCTTTTATATGGGATAAAATTTCTGTTCCAAATGTTCTTGGATATGGTTCTTCACTTGCAATAGCCATAGACACTTTTCTAGTAAATTTGTCTATACTAGGATTTTTAAGTGAGAATGTTCTATATTCTTTTATTATTTTTTTCTCTTTGTTGTCCATTTGCTTTGTATCTTTACTATTCTCGTTGGAGTGTGTTTCCTCTTTGTTTTCCGATTTTGTTGATACCACAGATGTTGTGCTATCAGAAATTTGCCTGTCCCCTTTTTCGTTACAGTCATCTTGACCCTCTCCAACTTTTAATATTGGTTTTTCGTTTTGTTCCATAGTTTTAGCTTTATCTAATTTACTCATCTTCTTCAACCTTTTCTTCAGATGGTGTAACCATCGGTTTAGCACCAAATGGTTCAAATGATAACTGAACACCATACTTTTCAGCTAATTCTTTTTCAGTTTGAATACTGGCAAAAACATCTTCCACATCTCTACCATAACCAGCTTGAACATCTTGGAGAGATAAAAACCCATTTGACATTCCAATTTGTAAAGCATCAACTTCTTTTTTAGGGTCAATCCATTGCCAACCACGAGGTCGCCATATAGGAGTATTAAATTTATTATATTTACCATCAGGTAAAGTCCCCATATTGCCAGATAAAAAAGCCATTTCTAACCACTTGGCATAAACAATATTCATAAATCCATCTATCATTCTATGCTGTTCACATTGATAATGACTTCTTTCTTCCAATGCCCCTTGTCTTAAACTGGAATAATTAACACTCTCTAAATCATTAGCCAAAGTATTATAACCAATATTTAAACTACTCGCTATTGAACGTATGATTGCTTTAGTAAAATCTTTAAATGCACTTGTAGGATGTTGAGGGTCAAATGTTTGAAATTCTGTTCCCATAGGTAATTGTTCAAAGGTGCCTGGTTCTGCCGCCATAATAGGATTGTTGGTATTGGTTTTATCTTCCCCTGTATAACCAGCACCATCTCCTGATTTAAAGAATCCCATTTTACTCGCACCCACTCGTGCCGCAACCAATTCTGCTTCCATATAACCATCCAACATTTTTAAATTTTTTAAACAAGATGATAATGGTGGCACGCCTCTACTTTGATTGGGTCTTTCCTGATGATAAAAATGTATAATGTGTTCTGCTGGAACAATGTTATATCTTTCTTTTGTATATGCTGAAAGACTTTTAAAATCATCGTGGGGATGTGTTTTTAAAATATGATAATTAATAGGTTTACCAAAAGGATTAATTTCAATACCCATTCGGATTGTATTACCATTAGACAAATCACTATTTAATTCATGGTCTAATCTATCCGTTTCTATAAATTCAATAGCAAACTTATTGTTATTGTCAAAATTATTGATGGTTCTAATTATGACCTCCCCATCTCTTGCATAAATTTCTGCAAACAGTCTTTGGCATTCTAGAAACGATAACTTACCATCTGCCGTACAATTGCCTTTTTTATTCCACTCTTTCCACTTCATCTCAATAAAAGAGTTGGCAAAACTATCAAGAGAACCATTAATATCCCTACTTCTAACTTGAAGGTGCATACCTTTCGGTCCTACAACATTATCAACATAAGCGTTAATATATCTTCTGGCATATGAATTGTTTTTTGCTAAATCCCTTGACCTATTTCTTAAAACTTGAATGCTTTGTTTAATTTCACTATCGGCAGATTTAGATGTTTGAACAAAATTACTTAATAAGCGACCAGTACCAGCGCCACTATAAAAAGCCCTTGTTTTTTTTCTTCCAAAAATTTTTGCTATTCTATCACGAAGCGTCATCAAATCTTACCTTTACTATTGAACCTGAACCCTCATTATTTCCTATTCTAAACTCTTGTATCTCTCTTTGATATTCGGCTTTGTAATAATCTCTCCATTTTAGCATTTCTTCAACAGTCAGTTTGTTTAAAGAACGACCAGCAATGGCATAACTAGATACATCGGCATCTGCCTTTCCCTCTAATAAACTTTCCAGTTTATCAACCATCACTTTTGCATGACTACGAGTATCTCCAGTAGTTGCAAAATAATTATCTTTGACAGTTATTTTTCCTGAATCTATAACCAATGTTTCACTATCACTTGTTTGGAGAACCTTTAAAAACCACACATAATCTCCAGCAGTATAACTGGCTGTTGAAGAATTATCTAACGTAAACGTATATTCCGTTCCTGACTCCGTAACTGTTGCTGAAAATCTTGTTGAACCATCACTTTCTAATGATGCTTCCCAAACCATTGAATAACTTGATGGGTCATAATCAGCACCTATATCAGTTCGTTTCCAGACGATTGTTTCGCCTTTATAAAAACTTATTGGTTCTTTTTCAGGTATTGTTGTAAATATATTTGCCATATTAATTAATTATTCCACGATGAAACGAAATTACCTTTTTTTTGATGGTTTCTCAACCTATTAGGATTTACATTCCCCTTTTTTTGTGATTGAAGTTTTTTTTGTTTTGCTAACATTTTTAAGTCTGCATTAAGAATGGTTAAACTTGCCAAAGCATAAACTCTACAATCTAATGCTTCGTTTCTTGACCTCATAAGTACCCATTCACGTCTTTTAAATCCTCGTCTATATTTCGTTATAATCTTTTCTGCTGTTAATTGCCTAAAATATTCCTCATCATACTTCAATGGAAAATGACAATATCCAGCACCAGCATTTTGTATATTAAGTCTTGAATATATCAATTCTTTGCAAGTGTCTACACCCACAGGAAATAACGGACACCTCATAATATTATTTCTAGCTGAACGACCAATAATTGTTTTGCCCTCTCCACCCTGTCCTTTAATTGCAAACACTCGTCTTGCCAATCTAGGTTTACAAAATTTATACACTTGATTGGTATGGTGTCCACTATCTATACAAGTTGAAACAATCCTCATTTGAGTTTTATCATCACAGTCATAAGTTTTTGATAGATGCATATCTAAGTCTGCCCAAATGTTAGGGGCAGATGGGTCCCCATTTATTCTGATATAATCTAGACTCCAGCTTTCTTCATCTAGCCCCCATCCCACTACTTCTAC